AGATGGTATAAGTTACCTCGTCTTAGCGGAGATTACCGCGCTACTATATGTAGTAAACTTGGTATCAAACCATCATCTACTGACTCGTATCTTGTTGAAGATTTAATCATCAACAAGGCACAGTTTAAAGCACCTTGTGTTTCTGCTGTGAAGTATACTGTTGGGCAACCAATAGGCGCTCGAAGTTCCTGGGCTATGTTGGCTCTAACGCATCACGTTATTGTTCATAACGCTGCGTTAAGAGTGAACCTCCCATATTTCTCCGATTATCTCATCTTAGGAGATGACATCGTAATTGCTAACAAAGCAGTTGCGATGGCCTACGTTGATTTACTCTCTGAGTATGGAATACCGATCAATTTGACCAAGTCAATTCAAAGTAATAATAGTTCTTTCGAATTCGCCAAACGTTTTTTAATGTCTGGTGTTGACGTTAGTCCTATTACTTTCCGAGATATGGCTTGTGCACGATTTGACGTTAGAGCTTTACAAGCTCTAATCCAAAAAGTGCTAGCATTTAGAGATCTAAAAGTCTCGCAAGTGCTATCTATTGCTGGGTATGGGTATCACGCTATTGCTCGAATATATGCTCCTTATATCGCGGTTTCCCGTCGTTTAGGGCGGTTACTAATATTATTATCGTTTCCTGGAGAACCATTCTCACACTTATCTGGTGTGAACGAATGGGCTCTTAGTCACGGTTTTAATGTTAAGTCCATCCGAAAACCTCGGGGTAACGTTGTGGGTTACGTTAGAACTCAGATTCTGAATCTGTGTCGAAGCGTTAAGTTCCCACACGTGCCGGCTGATAAGCAGCTGTTCTTCGAAGCAATCTCTAAATACGCGCAAACTAATTGGCCAATGGCAAACCTATTTTGGGATGTCATGAAGCCATATTATGTAGAATTGAAGGATTTATCGATGAATACATATACTTCGATTGCCTATAACAAGGCATATCAAAAGGATATGAACGCAGACGATCTAAATTCTTTATATTCCAAATTGCGCGATGCAGAGAAAGGGGCAACAAACGCATCGAACGAATTGCAAATGTTTAGCGAGTATAATAGTATTATTACTCTTAACTCTGCTAGAAATTTACGATTTGCCGATGATTTGAGGGCACATTTCCCTACATTGACGAGTGACCTAGGGAAAGTAACAACTTCCCTAGGGAAAGCGAAATCCTCTCTTCCTTTACCTAAATCCAAATAAGACCTAGGAGTCTGGAGAACCAATCGTGGTTGATATCCCGAAAGGGTAACGTTAGCATACGGTTAGACCGTGCTGATGAATTGACTAAGATGACCACTGAGCATCTATTGGAGTGGAAGCCCTACGGGCGAGCTACACTTCATTTAACGATGTTACGTCATCGATACCATTGTACAGAGACATGACCTGTGCGATGGTCTCGGATTCAGTATGAAAAGTCTATAAAGTGCTCGGACTTACAACCCGAGGAAACTCCCAGACCTTGTGATCCTGAAGTTCTGAGTTGATTGAAACAAGCATACCTAAAACAAGATATGAAGCAATCTTGGGCGATGAGTCATTTATGTGGAGTTGCGCACAACGTAACCACAACTTCTATCGTAAGATAGAGCTTTCTGCCTAACTAATCTATGAGTACTACGCCTCTTGCATAAGTAAGCCTTTGCTTACCTCTGACTAAGCGAGATGATTATTTTAGAAGGGTTGAAAGACTTGAATGTGACCTTGATCAAGGTACATTTAGTTTTTAATAAGACGTGGCCTTCCTTAAGAAAGGAGGTGAAATCTTATTGGGTGTCATGTTCTGAAACATAACATGCATCCGGAGCATTACGCAATTGTATTAAATTACGTTGTGTAAT